GAAAATATTCTATAATCAAGATAATCACAAATCAATTACATATAATTTTCTACTTCCCTTGTATTTCGTAGAAGATTTTCTACTTTATATTTGGATTATATAGCTTATTTTCTACGTTGTCAAGCGTAAAAGTAGAATTTTTTCTATTTTTTAGGAGGAAATATGTCTACTTACGAAACTATAAAGAATTTGTGCAAGCAACATTCTATTGCTGTCACAGCGTTGGAAAAAGAATTAGGTTTTGGTCGCGGATCCATAGGGAAATTACGCAACGGCCAGACTTCAGCTGAGCGATTGCAAAAAATCGCTGATTACTTTAATGTATCGGTTAACTACCTGATGACCGGCGAAGAAAAGGAAGTGGATCCGTATGCACTTACCGCAAAAGATGAAAGAGATATTGCAAAAGACATGGAAAACATCCGGAACAAATTATTAAACGGTTCGGATGGTCCTCTTTCTTATGACGGAGAACCAATTCCAGAAGAGGATGCCGAACTGCTCCTTGGACAGATTGAACTGATGATGCGCCGATTGAAACCTATTAACAAAGAAAAATACAATCCGAACAAGAATAAAAAGTAGGTGGTAGATCTTGAAAGCACATGATGTTAAGCGCTTAGTTGCTCGCTACGTCCAAAAATTTGAAACCAGAGATCCTTTTGAACTGGCAGAGCATCTAAATGTGGAGGTTCAGACCGGACCTATGGGAAGCCGATCGGGATGCTACATGTTCCTGAAAAACCATAAATGTGTATTTTTAAATGAGGATCTGGAAGACCATGAACGAATACTTGTCATGGCTCACGAACTGGCGCATTCGATTATGCACCGGAAGGAGAATTGTTATTTCATCCGGAACAAAACTCTTCTACTGACTTCCAAGATGGAAATTGAAGCAAACACATTTGCTGCAGAGCTTCTGATTCCCGATGATTTGATATACGAAAATCCGGGATTAAGTAAAGCACAGATTGCTCGAATTGCCGGGTATGATGAAAAAATAATGGAATTTAAAAAAATTGATAAATAAATCATATACCTTTTATTAGAGGTAATTTTACATGTATATAAAAATACAAAATAATAGATACGAGGTTTTCATATGATAATTAAAAGCATACACATAGATAAATTTAGGGCTCTTGAAAATATAGATTTTGATTTAGGATCAAAATTAACTGCAATAGTAGGTCATAATGGAACTATGAAAACTACCATTTTAGGTATTTTAGGTCAAACATTCTCTATTGGCAAAAGTAACCCTATGTACGGAGAAAGTACGATTGATAATTATAAATACCGTTCTCAATTCGCAGAAAAATTTAAATTGTCAGATAAAGATGTTCCCGGAACACATCAATGGCGATTAAATCTGTATCCCAATATATATAAAAATGATTTTTTTGAAGCCCACAGTATATACCGTGATAAGTCCGATCCCATCCCGCGCTTTTGGTCTACTGAAGGTAAGTCAGCTGGTACCGGATACCCGCAAGTTCCTGTTTATTACTTGAGTCTAAAAAGAGTATCACCTATTGGTGAAGAAGACTCTTTTGAATATTTAAATCAACTTACTTCTGAAGAAAAAAGTTTTTTAACATTGGAATATAAGGATATCATGTCCGACTTTTCAACCAATATAGAAATTGACACTATACACTCAGGAATAAAATATACCGCCTCCATCCACCCAGATAATCAGGATGCTTTATCCATATCTGCCGGGCAAGATAATTTAGGAAAAATTTTAATTTCTGTATTATCGTTCAAACGCTTGATGCAAAAATATCCAAACGATTATAAGGGAGGAATTTTACTGATTGATGAAATTGAATCAACATTTCACCCTTTATCGCAAATGAGACTCATTAAACGCCTTTATAAATATGCTGGTGATTACAAAATACAATTTATCTTCACAACGCACTCTCCTTCTGTATTAAAAGCTACCTTTTTTGATAAATATAATCCAAGAGAAGCAAAACTTGTATATTTAAAGAAAGAAGGCCCTTTGGTGAAAAATAAACTTATTTCTTCTATTGATGATGTTATTTTAGAATTATCTGGTACAGTTAAGGGAATTCCAGAAAACGATCCTAAGATTACAATTTTTACCGAAGATGATGTTGCTCAATCTTTTATCAAGTCACTACTTAATGGTGGTTTTAGAAAACATGTTACTTTTAGTCCTTGTTCTATCGGCGCAGAATCATATATTGAACTATTACGTGTAAAACTAAAACCTATTTGCGAAAGCATCCTTATCCTTGATGGAGATAAAAACAAAGAAGATATTCGCAAAAAAATTAAACAATATCATGGAAAATATGTAATGTTCCTCCCCGGCTCAACGTGCCCTGAACAAATGTTTTACAATTTTTTATATTCTTTAGATGAAACAGATTCTTTTTGGGATACAGAATTAGGCGAGTACGATAAAAAGAAATGTTTTGCCAATTATCCTACACTAATCGATCGCAAAGCCGATGTTCAACAATATAAAAAATGGTTTAACGAACAAGAAAAATATTGGGGACGGGGAAATTCTAAACTATATAATTATTGGAAACTTACTTGTCAATCTGAATATAGACAATTTTTAAATAACTATATTGAAATATATAACAAACTAGCTCCGCAAAACAATATTCAAATATTAGACCCATTAGAATAATTCTGGCCAAACTTATTATTCTAATGTATACTAATATTATACAAGGTGGTGATTTTATGACAATTAACAATCCGTTACGTTATCCTGGAGCAAAATCAAAATTAGTTCCATATATAAAAAAACTGATTGAAGCTGAAAAGCTCACAAACTGTACTCTATACGAACCTTATGCCGGAAGTGCTGCAGTTTCACTTGCTCTACTGGAATCAGAAACAATTTCAAAAGCAGTAATCAACGAATTAGATCCCTTAATTTATTGTTTCTGGAAATCAGTTATGAACGATACCGACAATTTAATCAATCTAATTGAAAAAGTTGATATCACCCTAGATAACTGGATATATTATTCACAATACAAAGATTCTTCCTATATTGAGAATAAATCAACTTTAGAAATTGGCTTTGCCGGTTTGTACCTCAATAGGACTAGCTTTTCTGGAATTTTAAACGCAAATCCACTTGGTGGAATGAAACAGCAATCTCAATACAAAATTGACTGCCGGTTTAATAAAAAAAGAATTATAAAAAGTATTCTTGAATTATCTCGCTATTCCGATAAAATTGAAATTTATAACATGGATGCTATAAAATTTCTAAAAGAAAAAACAAAATACAAAAGAAATCGCAAGACTTTTGTTTATATAGATCCTCCATATTATAAAAAAGGGCCTTCTTTATATCGTTACTTTTATAATGAAGATATGCATAAAGAATTAGCTAAATTTATAAAAACAAAATCGTATCCTTGGTTAATAAGTTATGATGATCAAACAGAAATCAAAAAGCTTTATCGACATAGTCAAAAGCAACACATTTATTTAGATTATTCAGTTAACACACACGCTCCTGGGAAAGAATTACTACTTTCTAATCTTGAAATTCCGCCAATGGAGGATGTTGGTCTTTCTCGAAATAATCTACTTGGATAAGTTTCTTTATCGACAATCATTAACTGTTTTTTTCATCAACAATATAAACTATGTCAAACATGCAATTATGCTTTCAAGAAAGGACGTGATCACATGCCATTACCAAAGCCAAACACTTACACAGTGGAAGATATCTATCTTCTCCCAGAGGGACAGCGTGCAGAGCTGATCGATGGTCAGATCTACAATATGGCTCCACCGAGTCCATTGCATCAGAAACTTGTAATGGAATTATCTGCAACCATCAGAAACTACATTAAATCAAATAGTGGTTCCTGTGAGGTTTATCCTGCTCCATTTGCTGTTTTTCTTAATCAGGATAATTATAATTATGTTGAGCCGGATATCTCCATAATATGTGATTCAAGCAAAATGAACGACAGAGGATGCAACGGCGCTCCTGATTTCATCATTGAAATTGTATCGCCAAGCAGCCAGCGCATGGATTACCTTACAAAATTATTTAAGTACCGTACAGCCGGTGTCCGCGAATACTGGATTGTCAATCCAATGACACGAATCGTCCAAGTTTACTGTTTTGGTGAGCCAGAAGATTCTACGCAATATTCTTTTGATGAAGAAATCAGCGTGGGAATCTACAATGATTTAAAGATCCGTATTGCCAATCTGCTGAAATAAATAAAAAAACCGCTCCTGCGCCAACAGGAACGGTCGAGCGATGGAAACATACGCCAATATGTTTCTCTATTAAGTACTCCGAAGAGATACCCAATTTCCAAATAATATTGTATCATCTCCGGAGCAGCCGCGCAAGAGAACAAAAGTTCTAGGGCTGTTATTTTTGTACCCTTTTTTACATAAAATACAAAGGAGCTGATACAATGAGCCTAAAATATGCATACGGATATATCCGTGTATCCACGCACGATCAGGAAGAAATCTCTCCGGATTCCCAGGAGCATCTCCTCCGGGATTATGCAGCCAAGAATAATATTGTAATTCTGAAGATCTTCACGGATCTCGGTATCTCCGGAAGAAAAGCAGATAAACGTCCCGGATTTCAGGAAATGATTGGTCTGGCCAAAGGTCCGGATCATCCGGTTGACTGCATCCTGGTATGGAAATTCAGCCGGTTTGCCCGGAATCAAGAAGAATCCATTGTGTATAAATCCCTCTTGAAGAAGCAACATAATGTAGATGTGATCAGTATCTCCGAGCCACTAGCAGACGGTCCGTTCGGCTCTCTGATCGAACGTATCATAGAGTGGATGGACGAATACTACTCCATTCGCTTATCCGGTGAGGTATTCCGTGGCATGAAAGAAAACGCTACCCGCGGTGCATACCAGGCAAGACCGCCACTCGGCTATAAAGTTGTAGAACGTGGTAAGCCTCCGGTTATTGTTCCGGAAGAAGCTGCGATTGTCCGTATGATCTTTGATAAATATGTAAATGGGAAAATGAGTTTCTTTGATATTGCCCGACATCTGAACTCTCTCGGACTGAAAACGTCCCACGGGAAAGCTTTTGAACGGCGCAGTATCGAATATATTATTCAAAATCCATCCTACTGCGGTATGATCCGATGGAACCGGATGGAAAACGCCACCAACCGGATCAAAGACCAGGACGAGTGGATCATTGCTGACGGAATGCAGGAGGCGATTATAAGTAAAGAACTCTTCGATGCCGCCCAGGAACGCCTGAAAAAGATCTATAAACCGGTTGGAAAGCGCCCCTCTTCTACATATAAGCACTGGTTGTCCGGACTTCTGAAATGCCCGGTATGCGGGCGCACACTGACCGCTACGACCATGAAACGTGCCAATGGGGAAAAGTATGCGTACTTCTCCTGCTACGGATACAGCAAAGGAAAATGTGATAAACCACACGGTGTAAGCTCTCTGGTGATCGAAAAGGAAGTCCTGAAAGCATTAGAAGAAGCTCTTGGTTCCAATTCGATTGTTTATGAAATGCGCGAAATTCGCCCACAGGAGCTTTCTAATGAGCGTACCCTTATAAGTGAACGCCTTGCCAGTTTGAAAGGCAAAGAGGACAGGATACGTGCGTCATACAGAGAGGGTATTGATACGCTGGAAGAATATAAAGAAAATAAAGCTCTGATTGCCAAAGAAAGAGACTCTCTGGAACGGCAGCTTGCAGAGCTGGAAGAAAATACGCCGGATAAGATTCCGGATGATCCTACTCCTAAAATGCTGGATCGGGTAAGCTCCGTCCATGATATTCTGGTTTCTGATTCTTACTCTCTTGTCCAGAAAAATGAAGCTTTAAAGCAAATCATAGATAAGATTGTTTACGATCGGGAATCCGATACTCTGAAAATTCATTTCTTTTTATACCACTCATAATGCCGGAAACCCACGTATTTACGGGCTTTCCGGCTACTTTATAGGTTGTGGCAATTTGGTCAACCATTTTGCCACAACCGATAAAGTTATTTCTTCTTATTTTAAGGGAATTGTAAGTCCTCATGTTTGGTGCTGTCAACCGTGATTTATTTCACCCGCAGTCTCTGACCAACATAGATCACATTCGGATTGCTGATTCCATTCAGCTGCGCAACCTTCTGGTAGGACGTGCCGTATTTAGCTGCAATACCGGAAAGCGTATCTCCGCTCTGCACGGTGTAATACTGTGCGGATGAAGCACCTGACTTACCGTTCACGATATTCTGAATTGTATTGTAGTCATATCCGGCAGCTGAAAGACGATTCTTTCTGTCGTTTCCGTTGCCCCATCTACCGGCAAGAACTTCCTGTGCGATCTGCTCATTCGATTTTCTGGCAAACGCAGCGTTAATCTTGTTCTGTACTTCCGTATACCGGCTACCGAGAACAACCTTTCTTGTGTCACCGTTACCATATTTACCGGATTTCGTCTCATTTACAAGCATATCTGCTGATGCGGAACTGATGTGATCAATAAATCCCTGTACTTCACTGTACCGCGATCCAAGAGCAAATTTACGTGCATCTCCGTTCCCGTATTTTCCCTGCATAACTCCAACTGCCAAATCCAGCGCAGACCCTGCCGGAGCTGTTGCTGGATTACTTGGTGATACGTTATTTCCTTTACCGGCGTATTTATTCCAGTCTTCCCGGTTTCCATAGAATTTGTTCAAATCCAGATTTCCAGCCCATCCATTTAAACGCCCACACGAACTGTACTGTCGCATTACGCAGGTATAACTTCCTTCATTCCAAGGATGATCCTGATACCCCGTTGTATTCATGTCAGCGTACTGTGCTACCCAAAGCGGATAATTTCCGATTCCGGAAAGCCGGTTCATGGCACTCTGCTGGACATATACAATTGGATTGACCCCGGTTTTAGAAGCAACATAGTCACACCATGACTTCACCCAGGCATGATCATTTGTGCCAAATGCCGGATTCGTGTATGATTCCCAGTCTAAGATAAGAATCGCTTCTCCCACACGATTTCCAACCTGTTTTAAGAAATGGTCTGCCTCTGCCTGTACGTTTCCACCAGATGCATAGTGATAAATACCCAAGCATTTGCCTGCTGCTTTCGCCTGTGCATAGGCTCTCTCATAATCCGGGTTTACATAACCAGTTCCTTCAGTTGCCTTCGTGATCACAAAGTCACACGGAACAACTGTAAGATTAATCCCTGATTGATAGCTGCTTATATCAATTCCATTCATTGCCATAATACATTCTCCTTCCAAATAAAAAGAGGACGATTATTCGCCCTCTGAATCATTATCCACTTTCACCTGATCTTCTACCTGCGATCGGATGTGTTTCACAAGCGGCTGCATAAATGCCGGGATATTCACTCCCATGTCCTGAATATTTTCTAAAATACTGATAATCTCATTGCAGATCAGCCACATTGCCACGACACATGCCACCAGAAATGTGACTGGTGACTTCCAACCAATTGAAGTTGATGCATATAGAAGCATTTCATCAATAATCGCTCCCACAACTACCAGCAGCCACATAGATACCTTTTTGAAAATTCCTCTGATACTTTTATAGGAATTGATATCCTGTGCTCTGTATTTGCTTGCCATAAGTCCGGTAGCATAATCAATCAGATTACATACCACCAGCAGGATCACCGGCACTGCAAGCACTCCAAGAAGCGCCGACAGGAAAGCAAATACTGCCGTAAAAATTGCTTTGATATAATTTGCCTGTTCCATTTTATATACCTCATTCTTTCTTATTTTACTGTAAAAAAATAAGACCTTCCGGTCTCGCTCTTATTTCCATATATACGCCTTTCTACACTGAAAAAGAGAGGCGTTAACCTCTCTTGTCTTTCTTGCCCTTACACTTTCCTAATAGCGGATTGATAATAAGTACTTTTGTTGCAACAAGTAATACCACAATACAAATTACAACGAATATATTTACTTTTATTATTCCCCAAAATACATCACACATATTTTGTTGTGTAAGTTCAAATGTAATATTTGCATTAACTGTAATCAGCGCAAATATTGCTACAAACACAGATATGATAGATATTATATTTGCATACAAACCATTAACATTTTTGCTTACTTCATTATACTTTTCTTCCAGATCATCATAAGCATCTTTTGCGTTTACGGTTTCTTCTTTTACTACTTTTCGCATATTTTCTATATCGTTAACCGTGGTGTGTTCCTCTATAGAATAATAAGTTTTTCTACCATTTTTAGTCTTGAACGAATATACTATGTTCTTATCAATCAAATCATTAAGACAAGTTAGACAAGTAGCTTTTGTTATTCCTAATTCTTCAGAAATATTTGTTATTGTCATTGCAGGACTTATCTCTAATAACTGTTGAATTTCCTTACTTATATTTCTGTCCATTTTTATGTCCACTCTCCTTCCGCCACCATTATACAGCAGAAGGAGAACTTTTCCAATATCATCGACTAATTTACATTTGTTTCATCCTCTTCCTTTCCGACATCCATCAAATCATTATACTGTTCCTCGGTAATTCTACCAACGGCATAAAATACATCAATCTTGGTTTTTAAATCATCAGTCAGTCCATTTTTCTCTTTAAGTTTCAAAAGTGTCTTATATAACATATTACATTACCTCCAATTCTGTAAGTGCCACGGCATATTCGGAATTTACATAGGCTTCTGCCGACTGTATATCCATGTCATAGATATAATCACGATTGTCGTTGAGTTGCTGTTTTACATAGTTCCATCCATTAGCCATGCTAATCGGATAGTTAAATACTGTATATCCGTCTAACTGGTCGGATGTGACGGAGATGTTGGTTACTGGATAGTTGGTGACAAGGGTTCGCAATTTAGCTTGTATATCCCCCGGAAGAGGCTCAAATATAGCATCTTGCAATCTGATATACATATCTACATCTATTGCTTTAGCAATTAATTCAGATTGTGAATAACCAATAATATTCTTTATAAAGTACAAGATATTATTTGTTCTTTTGCTATTTTGCAAAAAACTAGCCTGTGTAAAATTAGATATAAAAGTAAGTTTTCTGGAGTCTCCTGTGGGATTCTCATTGTAATATACAGTATCAGATACGCCTTCTACTTTATTCCATCCAGGATACTCCTCGCTGTTATTCATAGTTTTTGTATTCGTATGGATTTCTCGAATATTTCTTTCGATGCCAAATACACCGTCTTTTTCCACAACTCTATCCGCAATATACTGCTGTCCATCGATTATGACATTGCCACCACTTGAAACTGGGATGGCATTGAGAGTGATGTGCAACTGCATTGATTGCTCTTTGTATGGTTCATATGTGTTTTCATCGCCGATATACAGAGCATAGCTTTCAGATGGTTCTGAGTTAAACAAATAATAGAACGCAACAACATCATCGCGAAGCGTAATTTGTTGTTTTACAGAACCTTTGTCAAATCCAAACCACGCTATCCCACCATTCGCTTTTTCAAACTTTAAATTTCCACCTTTAGAAACCACACCATTTTTGCAAATAAGTGTTAGTTTTACACCTTTTTTAATATTTATTTTTGCTCTATCATTATACCTTAAATTTGGTTGCAACAAATTCTTCCCACATACCTTAACCACCGGTTTCACCACTCTTTTTATTTCCTGCGGATAATCTGGGTTCGGAGATGGCTTTCCACCAGTATAAGGCTCGTAAGATTCATTTGTACTAGATGCTAGTTGAATCATAGGATAGATTGTTTCATCTACTGCTAAACCTTTAGGTGCTTCAATAAAACACCACACATCATTGTGCCCGTCTGTGATTGTGAATGTTCCTTCATTTTTTGCAGAATTTACACCATTGTTCGCAAATACATTACACTTGTTTCTTCCTTTTGCAGCTAACTTATACGTTCCGCTTGCAAGCGTTAATCGTTTGCCGTCACTATTCGAATATAAATTGTAATAAGCTATCTCTGTGCCAGTCCCACTAACATTAATACTTCCGTCTTTGTTATCTATGAACGTTATGCCTAGAGCCGTTTTAGTTGTTTCTATATACGGATATTTCAATAAATTCTTACCAGTAGTTGTAAATTGGCTTGACCTCCCATATATTATCATATCTTGAATCTTTCCATTATCAGAATCAGTGATGTGAGTTTCGTCCTGATTCGATGCATAGAACTTTGTAATTTTGTTGGATAAATCTTCCTGTAGTGAACCAATATCCTCTTTGTTGGTCGCAATCTGCTCCCGATCAGCTGTGAACTCTTCCGCCACTGCCTGCATCTTACCCAGCTGTTCACTTCCAGCTGTCTGAATATCTTGGACTGCTTTTTCGCCAGATGCTATAAGGTCTGTCTTGAGCTGTGTCCCAGTTTCAATCTCCTCACCAAGAGAAGTGTCCAATGCACCCGCTTGCTTCACAGTCGCACTCAGAGTCTCCTGAACCGTTCCTGCCGTCTCCGTAGACTCATCTAGTGCAGTCTTGGCAGTTCCTGCTTCCCGGATGGACGTATCCAACTCTGTCTTTGCAGTTCCGGCCAGCTCCACCGACTTGTCCAGTGCTGTCTTAGAAGTACCGGCTGTCTCAATAGAATGTTCAAGTTCTTTCTTGGACACATCAGCATTTGTAATGGTCTGTTCAAGTTCTCCTTTGGACTCTGCAGCCTGATTTTGAATCCGTTGGATCTCACCATCAGTGTGAATAGTAATCTTGCCTACAGAGGTCTCTTCCAGCTCCTGGATAGCTTCGATTGCTTCCCGCTTTTTCTCTCCGACTTTCCTAAGAGCATCATCCTTGGTCTTTTCTGCTGTAACTGCACTCTCCGATGCACTAGCGGCATGCTCTTTCGCTTTCTGCTCAGATGCTTCTGCACGTTCCGCAGCATTGTTGACTGCTTTGACTACATCTCCGAATGGATCTATGTCTGTGTTGTCCGGTGTGACGTGATCGCTCGGCTTTGGTCTTACCTGTACCGGAATTCTAACCCTGTACTCTGTGTTTCCTGACGCGCCATCCTCGGTATAAACGAATGCGTAGATGTTGTACTTGAACCTTGCGCCACCGTTTTCCAACAGTTCATCCGGCACTTGCACTTCTGTGATTCCATCTGTGGTTACTCCGATTTTTGTGATAGAATCTCCACCGACTTCGTTAAGTGAAAAGTGCACCTCAACAACCTTTGGAAGATTCTCGCCTTGTATGCGGAGAATCTGTCCGTAATCGTACTGCCATACCCCCAGCGTGGATGCGTATCTGGAATCTAATTTTACAGATACAATATTGTTGTCCATACTACTGCTCCTCTGTTACAAGTTCTTCTGCTCCGGAATCAATCAGGACCTCTTTTACCTTGTCCTTTAAAAGTCTCGGTACCTGTGAATAAGTTTTCTTTCCTAACATAATCTGCTGTGCCCATAACATTGCCATCATTTCTTTTCCTCCTGAAATTTGTAATAATATGAATAAAAATAAAATGGTTAATACAATTATCGTTTTACTGATATACCGTTTCAGACATTTCCAAAATGCATCCTTCGAGCATTTCATTTTTCTCCTCCGCTTTTTCGACTCTTAACTGCAGGTTCGTATTTTTCTCTTCTGCTTCTTTAAGTCGTGCCTCCAGAGCTGCTATCCGGCTGTCCGGATCTTCTCCTTCCCGGTACATCAGCATACCAAGGATGCCGGCCGTGTACTTCACGATTGCATCAAGCTTCGTGTAATTTTCATACACAACGGTATCTGCATCCCGTTCGCTCACAGACATTCTCTTAGTTGTTGTCGGATCAGAGAATAAAGTCTTCAGCTGATCCTCGGATGCTGAAATGGTCTTGATCAGAAGTGCGCCATCCGTCTGCTCAGTGACTTGCTGGATCTGCAGTTCCTGACCATCATTGAATGTGATTTTCATTTTTCTGTTTGCCCCTTTCTTCTTTTTAGAGGGATTGATAAAGTTACATATATAAAAGCGCATAACAAAAACACCCGACTAATGCCGAGTGTAAATAAATAAGTTTATTTACTTATTTTAGCTAACTGGTATAAAAATAGCTCTTGTCGCAAAACCGTTCCAAGATCCACCATTTTTATATGATGTAATTTGAATCTTATCGCCTTTAGTGCATTTACCTGCAAATGTAGAAACTAATTTGTAATAATTTCCGTTGTTTCCCAAATTTACACTGTTTAATGCACAAGAGATTTCCTGTTTATAGCTTTCACTATTGATATCAGAGGAAACTATAACGATGAAAGCATATGTAACGCCAGATTTCAAAAAGCTATTGGTATCCAAATTTACTGTTCCTTGCGCCGTTGAATCAATGAATATTGGTTTCCTGTTCTCTAAAACTGTGTTAGTTTTGGTTAAATTGCTACTTAATTCAGAAAGTCCATCCGTCACACTCAACAAACTCTTCACTTCTGTAACATTGATTCCATCATAATGCACTTCAAAAGCCGGACAGTCATCCACAAGATCTCCATCCTGCAAATTTCCCGAAGTATATGCCGGTACTGCCGGATTACTTGCAACCGGTGTTCCCTGGATCACCTTCCAACTGCAGTTTTCTACCTCTGTCTCTGCATTTCTGGTATACCGATTTACAATAAGGTCAATCCTTTTCATTCCCTGACTACCATTTGTCAGTGTAACCTCATCATAAGTACCAATGTCCACGCAAGATATACAGCCGTGATGCGCCATCATCCCACTCCGGATTTTCATTAGATTATTACTGCTAAGTTCCGGCTTCAGATTCTCTCCGCTTGTTATAATATAACTCCCCTGCCCGATAATCCCTTCCAGCATCTGCCGGAACTGCTGCGAAGTCACATGTGGTGATCCGGTTCTTCCAGATACAATTTTCATTCTTCATCTTCTCCTTCCAGTTTATAAGTAATTGATTCCACATCATTCGTAATCTCATAAATGATATTTTCGATTGGTTTTGACATATACATCCCGGTCAGGTAATCCCGGCCACCGACAATATCTCCAATCCCAACCTCGATTCCAAGCTTTGCAACATCCATCTGAAATGTCTTTTTATTCATCAGCTTCTGCAATTGTTCCACGGACGTTTTCTCCAGCTCTGCTGTTTCTGTGCTCGTATTTTCGTATACTGCTGAGATCTCATTCAGTCCTTTGTAATACTGCGTCTTTCCAATGCTTCCATCTTTCTGCACATACAGATGGAATATGTTCCTCTCCTGCATTTCCCCTTTTCCGGTTACGACCAGATGATTTACGCCATTTTGTTTATCATCCATCGTGAAATTCAGTCGACTGTCCTGTGACAATTCAATCTGTGCAGAATAATCAGTAATCGGAACTGCTTCAACCAGAATATAACATGGTTCATCCTGTTCTTTGATCAACCGGATCTGCAGGCGGTATCCAACACTTTTCAGCATTTTGGTAAGACCTTCCAGTAATGTGCAGTACCGGTCAAATTGAAAATTCTTTACAGATATACCCGTATCTTCTGATGAAACTCTGAATAATCCATCAAACTCCGGCTCGATCAGTGTTTTCATTACCTGATTCAGTTCTCCGGATACTGTTTTATAATCCGATCCGGCAGGCGACTCGATCACCTTATACTGCAGTCTTCCCCGCCATGTGATTCCCTTCAGCTCCACATAATCCAGCGTTGTATCTGTCAGCACCTCTCCGATAATGCCTCCATATTCTGTCTCCGTAATATACACATAGCTTGAAAAGGTCAGCTCCGGATACCAGTTCGACCTTGCAATCTGTACAGAAAATTCGTACTCGCCATTCGTATCCACTGTGATATTTGAGTCCAAAATCGCTCCAAGTTCTCTTCCATCACTATCTGCAAGAATTATGTCCTTTACCACGGCGGCTCCCTCCTGTTCAAAAATAAAGTCAGGTCAAATCCATAATCCCCGGACCAGTTAATATTTAAAAGCCCGGATGGTATTCTCTCGAAAACAGTTTGTTTCTGTGCTCTCTGATTAAATAAATTTTGTACCGTTCCATTCGTCAAATACCTTCGGATCGTTCTTCTCTGGCTATCTATGATCAGATATTCCCTGCTTTCAAGTGTTACGAAAAACTCATAAGGATAATCGTTGATCAGAATCTTCGGATTTACACATGGTCCGTAAATGATCATCCGGTACTCGCTTGGAATGATGTGATCAACATCCCATGCTGCGATTCCTCTTTTTTCTCCGGCAAAATCAAACGGATAGTCATACTGAAAGTCGATTCCGGATGCTGCCGTTTCTTCCAATTGTGGAAAAAACTGTCTTGTCGCTTCTACTACCCATACAAGTTCCGGAGTTTGGAAGGTGATCTCCACTTCCGAATACACATATCCCTTCCATCCTTCTTTCGCTGACTTCAACACCTTGCATCTTAAATACGCACCATTCACGTACAGCTTCCCGTAGGTATCATTTTCTGCATCAACTGCAATGATCCGGTATAGCTGCTCCATATTCGCCTGAAATTCTTCCCGCTTTCCAAACACATCAATCGTCACTGTTTTTTCATATCCGTCCGAAGACTCTGACCAGTCCGCATCGAACCAGTCAGTCTTCGTTGTGCGAAAAGGAGCTTTTAAAAGATTCAGCTTCTCGCCGTTCATATTTTCATAATACACAATCATACCTGTGGCACTGCTCCTTTCGGTAATGGTCTGTCTATCCGTTTCGTATCCAAGAATACCGGCTTATTGCCATTTTCTTTTGCAATCTTCCTCTGGATACGTTCAAATCTGTCGTAATCAAATCCTTGATCCTTAAAGATCGGATTATTCTTTATTCCGCCTACCGTTTTATCCGGATTAACGGATGTTGTAAGCTGCACACTTCTTTGCAGACTCTGGACTGCTTTTTGTACTCCGGCATTCATGGAGCCGACCGGAATATTCTTCTCAAATCCGATTCCCATACCAAGAGCCATCATCTTACCAACCTGGTCCCGGAATACTCTCGATGGAGAATGAATACCAAGTTTTGACTTGATTGCATCTAATGCGCTACTTGCCGCAGATGTTGCCGCGCTGATCAGGCTTCCTACCGCACTGGATATACCACTTGCAATTCCGGAAATGATATTCATACCAACACTGCCCCAGTTTACACTGGTAAATGCATTTTTGATCTGGCTGATCATTGATGGAATCTTACCAAGTAACGCCGGGATCCCCTGAACCAGTCCGACTGCGAGCTGCGTGATAATCTTCACACCAGTCTGTATGATCTTCGGCAAATTCGTGATAATCGTAGATGCCAGCTTGCCGATGATAACCGATGCTTTCGCTGCCACCTGCGGAATCGCGTTTGCAATTCCCTGCGCCAAGCCTTCCATTAACTGTAATCCGGAAGTTATTAACTGCGGAAGATTACTGATCAGCGACTCAACCAGAGTCAGGATCATCTGTACCGCTACCGGAATTAACTGCGGAAGTTGTGCGCCCAGGCTGCTTACCAGAGTTGCTATGATGCTTGCGCCTACGGAAATGAGCGATGGTAGATTTGCCGTAATCGCATTCATCAATCCCAAGATCAGGGTTGCACCTGATGAAATCAGTCCCGGAAGTGCTGCTGTGATTCCTGCTCCAAAGTTAGATATAATCTCCGGTCCTTTGGTCTGCGCCAGAAGCAGGATCTGGTCAATCTGTGTACCAAACTGACTGTAAACCAGTCCAAGACCGGCTACCACAACGGCTGCAACTGCACCGAAATTCATCACCCCTACAAACGACGGAATAAAGCCGGCTACTGTTCCAAGAACTCCCTGCAAAGCAGAACCAACCTGCCCGCCCCATGCTCCCAGATAACCAGCAGTATCTCCAAGTAGCGAAAATGCACTTGTAATTCTAGGAATTTTTGATGCGATTGCAGAACCGATCTTTCCAACTGCCCCTCCAATTTTACCTGGGACACCGGAAACTACCTTGCCGATCTTTCCGACAGTAGTTGACAATTTCGGAGTCAGTACCTGAAACGGTCCTGTAATTGCACTGCCAAGCCCTTTCAGGCTACCCGTAAAATCTTTCTGAAAATTTGCAGCCGATTTTGTTGCGCTTTTGAATCCCTTCGGAAGCTTTCCAAGCTCAGACAAAACACCCGTTGTAATTCCGCTGAATCCTTCAACGGCTGTCTGTACATTGCCGATCTGTGATCCGAATAACGAGATCACTGGTCCAGCTCCCGCAAGAACTGCTGCAGTCTTGCCAAGATTCATGAGCTCATCCGTGCTCATATTCTGCAGCTTATCGGCTAACTTTCCAACACTATCCGTAAATCCCTTTAGTTGCGGAACCGCTTCTCCGATTTTTCCGGATAAAGATTCCACCACATCCATTCCGGTCTTTCCCAGACGCGGAATCATTTGGCCAAGATTATTTAAGATATTCTTTGCCGCTGTCCAGAATGTGTCAACCAGGTCGTTCGCACTGATTACACCGGCTTCAAAATTTTCCCAGGCGGCTTTAGCAGAATTAACAGAACCTTCAATCGTTGTAGAGGCTTCTTTTGCGGAAGTTCCTGTGATTCCGAGATTTTGCTGGACTTTGTGAATTGCCTGAATCATCTGGTCAAACGTTACATTATCCAGATCTTCTATTTTTTCATTTAAGATACCGGAATCATTGATCAATCGGATCATTTCCGACTGTGTACCGCCGTAACCTAATTTAAGGTTATCCAGCATTGTGTAATTCTGCTTTGCAAAGCCCTGATAGGCATTCTGGATATCCTGCATATTCGTACCCATCTTATTGGCATTGTCTGCCATATCAATGATCGCCATATCTGCTATCTCTGCAGCCTTTGCAGTATCTCCGCCTAAGCCCTGTAGTAATGATGCTGAAAAGCTTGTAACCGTTGACATGTAATCATTAGCAGAAAGCTGTGCTGTTTTGAACGCATTGTTTGCGTTCCTGATCACTGTCTTGGCACTATCTTTAAATAGTGTCTCTACACCACCGACCTGCTGCTCCATATTGGCAACTACACCAAGGGAAGACTTTACAATCGCCGCTGCTCCAGCTCCTACAGCTGCAACAGCTCCGGTCATTGCCTTGCTGACTACAGATAAGCCACTTTTTCCAAGACTTCCAAGCTTATTTATGCCTTCATTGAACCCACTCTCATTGATTTTGGTATCAAAATTCAAATATCCATCTGCCATACTATCATCCTTTCTGATAGCACGGCTCAGGGGCTCACAAGTGCTTAATTCTTAATTTTTATCTCCACCTCCCGTCGGCATTTGCGGCATTTTACATACAGTCCGCTGCACACTGCAGTATCTGCGTAAACAAGCAGATGCTGACCGCAGTACGGACACGGATACCACTCACGCCGTGTCGGTATTTTAATTTCCATCATGAGAACATATCTCCAATCTCATAATCATCGAGCTTTCGCTGTTTCTTTTTCAGTGCAACAGCTCTCTGGATCTTCTTGATCCGTTTACGTTCGTCCTTGTCCCGGATTGTTCCAGGATCAATCGAACGATACATAATCCGTTGTTTAATCTCTGTACCATCCGGCAACCAGTCAAACAAGCTCCGGAACTCCCACCAGTGCATATAATCGATCTGCTGCAGGTCGATTCCATATGCCTCCCGGAACGCTGCATAAATACAGCCGGCATCTTCCGAAAAAGAAAATACCGGCTTCCCTCTTTTCTGCTGCCCTTCCTCTTCATCTTCCAGATCATCCTGGTACATCCTTTTGCACATCAGGAAATCTCCGAGTGCATATATTGCAGCTTCAATATCTTCCGGAACCTGATCCAGATACCACTGCAACAGAAGTCCACATTTGATCCGCCACGGAACCGAGTCGTCTTCAACCAGCTCCGCAAAACGGATCCATTCACGGAAATCTGTCACGATCGGGTAGTACTCCCCGTTCACCTTGACTTCTTCCGGGAACTGCTCATATAAAATATTCATGCTCTGCTACCTTCCGGTATTGGAATATTTTCCTTTACCATACTGTTTCTGGTAGTTTCTTCTCTGCTGACGGTTTCCATTTGGCTGTGACTGCGGATGCGGGAACTGCTGCGTTGTATTTTGATTTGGTACATACTCATCATATTTATCGTCCAGTTTCTTTGTTTCCGCTGTTTCAAAGTCTAACAGTGATTCTGCCGCTTCAGTGCACAACTTGATGCTGTTCTTTCCGCAAAGGATACGCTCCCCAGCTCCATCGCCAAAAAGGGTATCGAAGAACACATAAAAACACGCGCACTGCGCGCGGATGATATCACTCTGCTTTCCGGTTATGGGAACCTTTTTCCCTGCTTCAAACATTTCTGCTTTTGCTTCCTCTAACACATCCAAAAAATCCGCATCCGTGAAATCCACTTCTGCTTCAAAATTTCCAAATTTCCAAAGGCTCATAGGCTCACTCTCCCATTTCTTCTTTATTCTCCGCCAGCAGTGAATGTACAGGTCTTCCATCCGTCTGTGGTGGTTGCAGTACCCTTTGTGATTTCTCCGGCCGCTTTAAAGCTGCCTTTGTAAATCAGGGCATCCGTACCGTCCCCTTCTGTATCCGGAATTACACTCCATGTTCTCTTTCGTGCGGTACAAGTTGTTTCCGATGTCTTCTGTTCAAACAGATCTACCACCACAATATCAACCTGCGCTTCTGTTCCGAGAATCTCATCGTCAGTAATTGCTGCAATCTTTTCATGTACCGGATCATTGGTATACCGGTCAAATTCGTAATCGATCGCCGGCGCATAACCGACTACGTCACTTCTTTCAGACGCCTCATCCACATACTGCCGGCTGTACTCTGTCGAGTTCTTTCCATCCGACAGCGATGTAAATCCCGTCATTCTGGTAAATGTCTTTCCTGATCCGTCAGCGTCCATAAAAGCCACTCTCTTATGTCTGCCAACTAACATTTTTTCACTTGCCATTTCTTCACACTCCTTACTTATAAATCAATCTGCATATCATCTGATACCGTCCCAGATCGGCCTCTGCACTAAACAAATAGCCGGACTGCAGCACTTCAACTTTTATAGCATCGTGCCCGTCCAGCTCTGGAACAATATCATTCAAGTTATTCTGTTCTGTCCACTCTTCAAAGTTCTGATAAAAACCACTGTTGGCAATACCGGTTCTTGCATCCCCATCGTAGGCTTCCTTACTTGTCAGAGCAAACTGGAACTGTTTCAGACAGCTCCCATCCGTATATTTTTTATAGACAGGATCTGCCCCAATCGGATCAATGGAATATTCCATTCCGTCACCCAGATAATCAATATTGATCTTCCGGTTATCAATATCCGGATACATCCTCACATACTCCCGGATGCTCTCAATAATCGTTTTTCTTTTACTGTCCGGCAAGTTTCTCAGCTCCTTCCCTTATGGCATCTTTATGGCTCGCTTTCATTGTTTCAAACCATCTTGCCTTAGTTTTATGCTCGTAATACTGCCGGCGGGCATATGGGGCAAGATATTCAATAGAACCGGAACCAACCACCGTACCAAGCGTCCCGGACTTAATCAGCATCCCGGTTCTTCTCGGTGTCAATGGATTCATATAGCGCAGACACTCGGAATCCACAAATGCTTGGGCCCTTGAAAATCCCTCCGCTTTTTTCTGTGCGAATCCCGGAGCCCATTCAAGCTTTGCTGTTACAGAGCCATCCTTGCCAGTCACGGTAAATACGCTGCCTCTCGGAGTTGTGATCCGGAATTCTTTCTTTCCTGCCATCTTACTCGCCTCCGATCCGCCAGTGCGGAGTCGTACCAAACCGGTTGTCCGACCAGCTTGTCACCTTGCAGTGCTTCTGGAACACGGCTTTCAGATCTGCAGGTCTTTCAATCTCAATCTGACACTCTCCCAGGACAATCTGATCATCATTCTGTATGGTCCAGTGTCCATAACCGCCACAGCAGGCGAACTGATCCGGCGGAAGATACTGCCCTGCTTCCGGAATATCCGCGGGAATCCGAATTTTGTAAACCTCCGCACTTTTCAGTCCATTATCCGTAACTGCAGTCTTATGGTCCACATGGACGTGGACACCATGCAGAACGGTTCGAATCCAGGTATCATACTTTGTGGAATCACCGCTTATTCTGTTATAAATTGTCACATCTGCATTTGTGATCACACCGCACCCCTACCTTTCTTGACAGCCATCCAGTAGGGAGAAGATAAGGGTATACCGCATCATACGCCTTTTTCTTCACCATCTCTTCCGCTGTCTTTCCATCCGTCTGCTCTGTGACATAGGTCACACTGTAGCCATCGTTATTTTCTGACTTCACCAACGGGACTCCTGACTGTTGCTGCGCATTGTATTTGTAATAAACCTCTGCTGCAGCACAAACAGCATCCTTCACTATATCATTTTCCACGGCAAAGATATCACCTTTCACATAGGTCAGATGCCGGATATAGGCTTCCGCCTGCCTTTCGGCTTTTTGGAAGTCCTGTTCCGGAATGATTTTTCCCCCATATTCAACTGCGTAGTATCCATACGTGATCTGCATGGATCATCACCTTCCCTTACTCACCTGTTTTCAGAACTGCAAACGGGCATCTCTTGTTTTTGTCCGTCTTCAGCGAATTGATCGGATTCGGGATTTCCCATCCGAGACGCATTACTGCACGAAGCGCAACCATATCGTTCTGCATCAGGTTGTATGCGATTGTGCCATCTGTATTCTGGACAACACCTTCCGTAAACAGCTTGAATGTAATGTCCTGTCTGATGGAATATACCAGCTGTGAGAAATCTCCGGAAATCATAAGCGCCTTTGATTTGTCAAACGCACCGTTGTTCGGGAAGTTCATCGGAGATCCGTCAAGCGCATACTGTGTGGTTCCCTGCAGATCCTGTTTAAACAGCGGATCTCCATTTGCGTTTTTCAGACCTCTGAGTTTCGCCCTCATAGAAATGTCCGCCATGTGACCATTTACGAAGTATCCGCAGTCTTCAATATGTGCGATCACTCCGTCCTCTGCCATGATCTTGTCATACAGACTGTCTGCGGCTCCTAATGTTACGACTGCTCCCGCTTTTGTCGCGGTTGTAACCACATCTTCTCTCCATGTGTTCGGTTTATTTTCACCGAACAATACTGCGCTGTCGATGACCTTTCCAAATGCTTCTGTAACTCTCGGTTTTACTTCTCCCCAGATGTCATACTCAGAATCATCCAGAACTGCTTCCGGAATTGGAACAATAACCGCAATCTCTTCGGCAGTGATGAACTTCTTGTCCCATGCCTGCTTTGTAGTTTTCTTCTGTCCGGCATCACCGTTTACGAAATATGCAATCGGCAGCATATCCAGTACCGGCATTTTGTACTGTCTGCTTGTCATGTTCGCCAGTTTACGACCTCTTGACAGGACGGCTGACTGTGCGATCGTTCCCTGAATGATCTCATTGGATTCCTGAGTCGGAATCAAAGTCTCCGCTCCAGTACGATCAATGATGTTTACATCTTCTTCAAACAATCTTAAATTCATTCTTTTATTCTGCATTTACTCTACCTCCATTATCTTCGTGCGGCAGCTCTGATCCGGTCATTGATGGAAGCGTTCATGTTTCCACCAGCACCATTGGAAGCATTACCTGCTGAAGAATCTGCAATCCGGTAAGAACCGCCACCGGCAAATCTCGGATTCTCCTTCAGGAACTTCTCTGCTGCCTTTTCAAATGTCGTTTTATCATCTACCATTTTGGAAACCTTGTAAGTCACATAGTCCAGATCATCCGCCTTGACACCTTTTCCGGATAAAAACTTCTCGTTCTTCATCTGCTGGACTTCATTTCTGGAATTTTCCAGATCCTGCTGCAGCTGTGTCACATTCGGCTGATTCTTTTTCTGCTGTTCCTTATAATCGGCAATTGCCTGATTCACCTGCTGTTCTGTCATTCCCTGCTGCTGAAAATAAGAACGAAGTGCCGCTTTTTCGGCTCTGTCTGCTCTCGCATTGGCAATCTCTTCTGCCTGCGCAAAGCTGTATGAGCCCTGATTTCCTGATCCACCGGCATTTCCCTGGCTGCCGTTACCTGCTCCAGCGTTTCCACCCTGTCCACCAGAGCCAGCCCCGCCGCCGTCTTCAAAGAGCTGTAAAAACATTCTTTTTCCCATGCTTACCTCCAAATATGAGTGTTTTTCCAGAGCTTTTTCTGTCTTCATGTTTTGGACATAATAAAAAGCACCCTCACTGGATGCTCATTTACTCAAATTGTATGCAATTGTATTCCTGGTCAATTACTGCAATCCCCAGGAACCATGAATCCACCAGAAGCTTCCCACCGTCTGACAGATCTTCCCATTTGATCACAGTCATCCCACTGGCTGTTTCTGCACGGATTCTGTCACCCGTCAGATCTTTCAGAGAATTGATCAGATTACATGTTAGCGCTGATACTGCCGCACATACCCGGTCAATCCCATCCGGACTCTTCTGGCAGGCATGACCGTTCATACGGATGCTGCGATCTGTTATTTTGATTGTTATCATAAATTCTTTACTCCTTTGACTCTATGATGGTTACTGTTCCTTCAAAGACTCCAAAATTTGACTGCTGTTGGAATGTATGGGTTTCAGCAATATCCTCATTAGTCATTGGTCTTGTAAGGTACCATAAAGAATTATCTTTCCAGGTAATTTCTTCCAGTTTCTGATTTGGCTCAAGCTTTATCGTTGTCTTCCCACCATAACTTTTCGTGGCGGTCTGGCATCCAGTTAAACCTGCTATCAATATGCTGATAGCCGTTAATACTGCTACTGCTTTATTTTTCATTGCTGTTTCTCCTAAAAATGAGTACAAAAATACCACCGGTCTTATCAACTGGTGGTAACTACACAACTGCTTTTAACGCTTTGTTGTATTCAATTTCCAACTCACGTTTAAATTTTTCAATCTCTTCTGGTTTCATTCCCGGTTCTCCAGATGCGCAAATATCAGGCATTTCTTCATTCAATATTCTTGTAGCCCTTGGCTGTTCCTTATACATTTCGTCATAATGAATAATTAACATTCCTTCCAGTTCACAAGAAAAATCATAGATATCCTCTGGAGTATTTTCCAAAAAATCTTTGATATAATTCATTACCTTCTCAAACATTTCCCCATGCCTCCTTTGGAGCCCTTCTTCTTACAACAGATACGATATCTCCAGTTTTTTTATTTCTAACAACTAATAACTGTAATTCATGAATGAAATAGATTTGTTTATCTTCTCCCTCTGTATAATTAGGTGTACCTTTAATAATTTTTATCAGCATTTCTTCTGACACTTCCGGTAAGCCAGGTTTATTCAATCGAGGAAGTCGACTAAGTGCATGTACAGACATTACAACATTTTCTTTTGCAAATCTATCATACGCCTGTTTAGACGTGTTCTTAAATTCTTCTGACCAATCTTTCTTGTCAATCTCAAGATATGTGAAAAATTTGCTTTGAACCTTTTCCCATTCCTCACTATCATTATATTTCACCTGACCGAACTTGGCAAGCGTTCCAACGGAATCTCCCAGAACTTCTTTGTACCGCTTATACTGTGCGATATCTTTTGAAGCGTTTTGGATCATCTCCGGTGGGAATAACTTATTCTGCGTTTTATTATTGGTTGCAATTTTACCACGTCCATCAATGTAAATCCTCTCTCTTTCTTCCTTAAGTCCCATCTTACGAGAAAATACCGCATATTCATTGAGCTGTCCTTGATATTTTGCCTTTTGGAGCATAACCTCCTGTCGATCAGCGCCGCCGTTCTGAAGCATCTGCACCTTTTCTCGCTGTGCCCGCATTGCTGTCTCCATTTGGCGCTGTCTCTGCTTGGCTTCATACAAAGTATACTCTTTGCCACGGAACTCTTTTGGCTTGCTTTCCTTCCGGTTCTGTTCTTCGAGCCAGTCATCCGACCAGTTGCGTTCCGATATTCCCGGAAAGAACGGATAGTATGTGTGGTAGCAGTTAGCTCCCAGAAGTCCTGTCACTGTACCAAGTCCACAGACTGAATACAACTGCTCTTTCGTCCAGACCTGACCTTGCCATACCGCATGAGTAGGACGGGCCCCGGCATGCCACTCAACCTCAAAATACTCTGTTCCGAGCTTCTTGGCATTGTAGTCTGCTATTTCTCCGGTAAGATTCGCCACACCAGTCATCACAGCTCTTCTGGCAGCCACTTCTACCCGGCTTGCATATCCGGAGCCGTACTCAATCTTCCGAAGTCCACTGTTTGTCAGCTGTGTGACCACTCGGCGCAATACGCTGCCATAGTCAAATGCTCCGGTCACAATGTCAAAGCAGGCATTGTCTAGATAATTTGTATAAACCTGCGACAACGGTGTCAGGACCTTTCTGCCGTTATAATCCAGATAAAAGCCAAGTGACCTCGTTACATTTTCCAGATCTTCCAGGCTCTGCTGAATGATTGCATCCGTGATCTGCTGCAGCTGCCTGTTCTCCTCATACGGGATAAACTCAGCATTGATCTGTTCGTAAATGTCCTTATTCCGAACATATTCCCAGTCAATTACCTTATCGTACAGTTCAAACATTTCCGGATAAGACGCGTCCAGTGTTTTCTTGATTTCTCTTTCGATATCCTCGGAAGAATATCCCAGAATCCGAAGTCTATTGATCTGCCAGTCTGCTGTACTGGTGATCTCGCCGGTCTTTTTGATCCGCCGGGCAATGTCCTGCAGGATCCGTTCTTCCAGACCTATGTACCGCGCTGCAATCTTATCAGCAACTTGATCTTTGTATTCTTTTCGCATCCTACTCCATTACCTGATTCTGCTCTGGCAGATTCTTTTTTGCCTGTTCCACTGTTTCACCGTACCATTTTGCACGGTACTCTTCATGCCGCATCACGCCCATGCTGACGTCCTGACGGTCCTGCTGCCGTTCTGCGCCTTTATCCTCGATGATGGAATCATCAAAGGCAATTACGATATCTGTATTTATATCCAGTGCGTTCCCTGTTACAATCCCAAGCCGGATAATAATCTGGATTAATTGCTTCAGCACATCATCCAGAATGATTTCATGCTTCTTTAGCATCCGGTACATATCTGAGTTTTCGGAGATTACTTCTGTTGCAGTTTTTACACCGGTACCATCAAACCGATATCTTTCTGTTCCGAATCCGCATTTCAAGGACAAATAATTCAGATCATCATTGATCGCTTTACTGTGCTCTTCTACCCTGAGGCTCATATCCACCTCTTTAATCAATCCTGTCTGGCTCTTATCATAATCCTCCGGGAGTGAATAAAATACGCTGTCTTCCGGATCAAATGCCGGAGTACCGTCTATGTTCGACAGCATTTCAGGAGCAACGAAAATCCTTTTCCTGCCAAGATCGAACTCATTGCAGTAAGAATCATATTCCATATCCAGTTTTTTTAGCACATCGATAGAATTGGCAAATATAGCGATTCCCATAGGATTGCTTTCATCCGCATTGTTCGTGATGTTCAGACGGTCGATAACAAACTGTGGATTCGTGGATCCTGTTTCCGTTCTTGCTGCCAAATTGGCAAAAGGCTTCAGCTGCTTCCATTCCTGTTCCGCTAGCTCTCGACCCTCCGCACTTCCTTTTGAACATTCCAGCACATTGTTTTCGATAACATACATGCCGTTTTCGTCCATTCTATGAAACTGAATCTGCACGTATTTCTTTTGCCTGATTGTATGGACAAATGTAAATATGCACTCTGTTACGCTTCCGTTACTCCAACTGACTGGAAAAATGTTCTTTGCGTCTACATAATTGATTCCAATCTTTCCGCCTGATACTGTTCCATCTTTCTGCACGAGTGCGTTATAGAGATACGGGATATACGCTACTGTTCCGGTGTAAGCTTTTCGTTCCTGGTAGTCGTTTCCCGTCACAAGAAAATGATTATCGTTTAGAACTTTTTTCACGAACTCCTGAGTCGGCTCATCTTCCAGCGTGATCATCACGCGCTCGTTCAAAAGAAGATCTGCAATATCCTCTGACAGTTTCTTTGCCATTCCCATGCTTTTTCTGCGGCATTTCTTACATGTTCCGCGTCCGGAATAGACTTTGTAATATGTGAACTGCTTAACGTTGGAATTATACCAACTGGTCCACTCTTCTATTTTCCGGTAGAACGAAGCATCTACCGTATCGATTCCTTTTTTCCTGAAATAACTAAAGACATTCATCCTCTTCTCTCACCTCCCTGCTGCCGATATCACCTATATTCACATCATCCTCGACTATATCCAATGGCAGCCAATGTTTGATCTTGCTCCAGGCACCCATAACCACATAACGTATGGCATCCATGCAGTGATCCGCTTCCTTCACCGGCACTTCCTTCCCCTTTTCGATGGATTTCTTATCATACTCGTATGTTCCAAACTCCTGCACCGCATATTCCTGCTTCGGGGAAATTGACATAATATCGAATACCAGTGCTTTCTGTACCCGGCTGATGCCAAGAGCCACATCATTTTCCGCATCCCGGAGAAACACCTGATAATCCAGTCCGGTTCTGGTGGCTCTTCTAACCTCTTCTGCCAGACCTTTTGCAGACGGATCCAGAAAAATATAAAAGATCCGGTTTTCATACTGTTCATGTAACTCATCCATGAACTCAACCAGATCTCTTGCATATTCAGACGGGCTCTTCTGTCTTCCAGATTCCCGTCCACTGTGATAATACTCTCCAAGTCCCGGAAATTTCTTCCGGTAAGTATCTAAACCAAATGCTTCAAATGTTGTTGCATTCTGCTGACCATAGTCACCACCGATGTAAATCCGGTCATATCTTCTGTCCGGATCCGGCTTTTGTCTGTGCCGATCTGAAAACATATAATAGATCAGCTCATCCACGCCAATCGCTTCGCCGAGCCATACCCACCGGTACATCTTCGGATCTGCTTTCTTCATCATCTCCGCCGATGCAATCAGATCAGGACCAAGCCAGTCCACCGGCACATCCCGGTAATCCGTGTGAATATGGATGCAGTCTTCACGCTTCTCCATCTTCTTGCACCACAAGTTGATCGGAGCATTCGGATTCTTTGGCGGGTTATACAGATAAATCATCTGGAATCCACCTTTATTTCCACGGACGAACGTTGCCTCAATGTTGGTCAGCTCATCTTCGCCCTCACCATCATCAAAGAACTCTGTCAGCTCATCCAGTACAACCAGCTTAATCGGTTTATCCTCGTCAATGATACCCTTTGTATCGTCAATACCGTCTGATCCGGCAAAGTACATTGTTGTCCCGTACTTCTTGTAAGTGATTTCCATCGGGGATTTCGTAATTCGGAACTTGTTTTTCGGTATCTGCAAACGGCTGATCCCCCGTAGCATTTCCTTGTATACCGTCTTCCGAAGCTTGTTATGATGCTTACGTAGAACAACTACAGAGCCATTGGCATCCGATACAAGCTGATAATCTGACCGGATGGAAGCATAACTGGACTTTGTTCCTGCTCTCCCAGAAGTCAGGATGATGTGCTTGATACTCCGGTTGTTAAATATCTGCAGATACTTCGGAATTATGATCTCCGATATCCGGACCTGTTTCTTCTGGTGCGTCATTGATAATCTCTACTCCTTCATCCTCATCACCGTTTCCACCGCTCATTCTGGCGGTATTTGTACGAATCTGCTCAATTCTGGCTTTCTGCTCTTCACTTGCAGCTTCCCAATCTTTATGCAGCATCTCATCATACTGCTTGATCATTGCCCGGAGCTCCCCTTGTGCTCTTGCCTGCGCCTTCAGGAAGTTCTCCTGTTTGTCCCAGGCTTGCTGCACTTCCCATTTCTCACCAATCACATTCCCGTCTTTCTCTTCTACCTTCTCAACGGTCTTATCAGCCTGATCCTTAACATATGCAATCCTCTGCGCCCTAACAATCGCAACATAGGCAATCTGTATCTGATGCCATAGCAGATCAAGTGGATCAGCCTGTTCAATGGCAGAAAAAATCTCCCGTGTTTCCTCCGGGAGATACTTGCTGAAGAATCCGTATTTTTCAGCATTCTTATTCTGTTCTGGTGCTCCGCCGTCATTCCCGACAGCATTTTTATTCTTTGGCTGTCCGCCTCTTTTTCGTTTCCGAACGTTCGTTTTCTTATCCGAGCGTTCGTTTTCCCATTTATGAGTACACTTCCAACGCCGAACTGTTCCTTCTGGCAAACTTAGCTGACTTGCAATCTCAACTAACTTTATGCCCTGTAAGTACATGGCTTTCGCCTGTTCGATTCGTGGATCCGGTGCTCTCGCCATGTACCATCACCTCTCATTCGTGTTGTTTTGACTTTTGCTAATGCTCATCATCTTCCTGAAATACCAATGCGCCAACCGGTATTGTGGCGTCTTCATTCTTTTTTATTTCTTCTCTAATCTCCTTATTTTTGCCCCTTGTTATCGTATCTTTTAATGCCGCCCAAACTGCAATGCACACTGCACAACACACAACAATTTCTATAACTCTCATCGACAATTTCTCAGGTCTTTTTGTATCGAAAATTGCAAGCAAAAATGTTCCTACAGTAGACATTCCAAAACCGATATTCAAATTTGTCTTTTCTGCCACAATTCCTTTTGCCAATCTATAAGCCTTCCGCTTTTCTTCTTTTATTACTTTAACTTTTCCTCTGTCATTCTTAAGCAACGGTAATCTAGCGCTTGCATTTTGCACACCTTCTAGGATATTATCCTTCCCCATATTTATTCCGTTTAATGAAGCAAATAAAAGTCCCATTATCACCAAACTATTTCCAATTCCCCATAATATTATATCCATACTTTCCCTCCACCGATAAATCTAACCTCATAATACCTCTTTTTCTGGCACTTGGCAACGAAAAAGACGACCTGTCACCAGATCGCCCTTTTATCACACTTACCGTCGGAGAACTTATTGTGAAAATGTCACATCCGAAAAGCTCTTTTCTTTCGCTTCTCGATGTTATCATAATACCACAGATGTTACTGACATTCACTGACATCTTTCCCCGGAAGCCGAAAATTTACCAGTGCCTTCCCGTGAAATCTATAGATCTGCCGTTCTGAAAACTTCATCTTCTCTGCAATCTCCCACCAATCCATCCCACGGATATACCGGTAAAACAGCACGTCTTTCTCATTTTCGCTCCGCAGCCTTTTGATCTGCCGTACAATCTCCTGATATTCCACCATCCGCATATATCGTTCTTTTATCAGCTCCGATACCATACGGTCAAGCTCTGCTGCATAACCTGACAAATCGCCCTGGCTGCTCCCGTGCGGCATCCCGTCATTATTCATCGACGGGGAAATCTTCATAGATCGCAACTCTGCTATTTCCGCATTGATTCTATGTATCCTCCGGACATGGATCCTGTACTGTCTCAGATACTCTTTCTTTTTCTCATTTTCCGTCATTTCTTTTTCTTCGGTCTGCAATGGTATCCACCTCCGCTGTAATGTCATACTTCCTTGCCAGATATTCCGCAACGCTTACGCTCTGGTAAGCCGGTCGCTTAAATCTCTCCAACGCCTTTGCATCATGCCGGCTCTCCAGTTCCTCATAATGCTGCTGTCTATCTCTCCGCTGCTCTTTTCTGCTTCGTTTCTCCTGCAAATTATCACCTTCTATCCTTGTCATTCCAATAATGCCGGGATAAGAAACGCCCATAAGCACCACGCTGATCCGGAAGTCGGTCTGCTGTCGGAATCCATCTATTGCCCATTTCTTTGCACCTCCATCAACTTTCTGATCAACGCAGTCTGGTTTATTTTGCAATTATGCAGATGCTTATATCCCGGTTCAAGCAGATACTCTACAGTCAGCGTTCCTTCTGGTTCTCCCGGAACATATTTATAATGCTTATACTCGCAGATAACGATTGCTGATCCATCTGGAAGAATATATCTATAATAAGTTTCCTCTGCCTGCGGAACTTCAAACCATACCGGCCACTCCCGGTATTTCGCCAGAAACTCTTTTCTCTCCTCATTGTTTTTGAGTTTTGGAAGTTCCGGCTGTGCCGCCCTCTCATCTTCCATAGCTGCTTCTACCAATTCTGCATCCATATCCTGAGGTTGCCCAACTTCAATACATAACACCGGATCTTTCTGTCCCTTATCACAGATCATATTTAACTCATACGGTACATATATTTTTCTGTCCTGTGGATTTGCGACAATAACGTGGAGTGCTGCATCATCCTTGAATTCATCCAGATATTCTTTTAATTTCTTATTTTCCATACTCTTGCACCTCTTCATCTGCCGGAAATTTAAAAACAAATGTTTGACAAACGCCCTCTTTAAAAACCGAAGCAAGTCCCTCACTTAACCGTCCAATGCTCTCAGCAACTCCAGATAGTGAATTTCGATTGTATTCACCGTCCATATACTGTTTTCTACACATCTCCATAGCCTTAATAGCTTTTTCGTGTGTAGAATACCTTCCAATCACGTATGATTTTCCGTCACATACTGCCTTTACATTTTCTCTATCTGATAAGATGTATGTTCTTTCATAAGGGAAATCCGCCTGGCCACATTGACTAACTATTCTCATTTTTCTCTCCTTTCAACGTCCCCAGCACATTCACGCCGACTTCTTTCTCCAGCTCCTCATTCATCAACTGAAAGTATTCCTCGTCCTTCTGTGCGAAATGCATCTGGTGTAAAACAAATTCCAGATATTTCAAAACTCCCTTTCTCTTGCAATGATAGTTCCGGTACAGGTAATCTACGCTGATCAGCAGAAAACAGTTCATTGCCTCTGCTGTGTGTTTATCCAATTCCTTCTGGCGTTCCTTTTGAAACTCCGGACTATCCATGATCTCTTTGATCTGCTTTCGGAGCTTATGTTTCTTTAACTGCTTATCTGCCCAGCTCATTATTTGCCCTTTCTTGTTCTTCGATCATTTTCTTAGTCATATTGCCGCCTACTCATAAAATCCTTTCATCTTCCGCTTTGACACTGCATCAACTTCCTTGTAAGATCTGTCATATCCTCATATTCACGCTCTTCAAAATTCTTAAACTTTCCCTGTTTCTCTGGCTGCTTCTTTGTTTTTGGCCTTCTCTTGCTTTGAACAGGATATAAATTCTTCCATCCACCAGCTGCAGCTTTATTCAGGATTGCTTTCTGTTCAGCCAGATCAGAAGAAAGCGATAGAAGATCTTCCCTCAAAGCATTTACTTGCTCTTCAGAGATCTCTCCCCAGTTCTGTGATCGGACAAGGAGATAGAACTGAAAAGCTGATTCAAGGGAAGAATCGCTGAAAGCGCCCTTATATACATTACTTTTCTTTACTTTACTTTCCTTTCTATAAAGCGAATCCTCATTTGTCCCTTGCACATCATCATTTGTCGGTTGCACATCCGAAAATAAGCTGACTTTAACTAGACCTTTGCATTCTTCGGGTTTCAAAAGCCAATACTCACCATATACTGTTTTACTCCGCCGCTCGGATAGTACCGCCCAAAAACGACGCTGGATACCTCTACTGGTCAAGATCCCCCACCTGTCAAATAACCCTTTATCAAAAAGATCCACTTGCAGGCAGTAATCCACAGTCTCTTTTACTGTACCGGAACTGATGCCGCCGCCCATCCGCCTTGCTGTCGTTGCACAGTCGTCATAGCCCCATTCATAAAAATATCCATTTACTTTATATACCCTTTGACACAAAAAGAAGTAGATCCCGAATCCCTTCCATCCTTTTGCATCAAGAAGTTTGTCTATCTTCTTATCGCCATCGAATATGTCAACCGACCATCCGGAATAATCAATTCCTTGTTTTGGTCGTCCTGCCACTTTCTATGCTTCCTCCATTCTCTTTGCGGAATTGCACCTTCTGCATCTCGGAAATTTATCATCCCTCAACGCTACCACCTTCCTTTTATCCGGTATACTCCTCAACTGTCACATCCAGTCCCTCTACCGCCGAATAACATTTCTTTGCCTGAACCAGTGCGATCTGTGTATCATCGTGATAAGCAACCCCGTTCAGTGCATCTGCTACCACCTTCACAATATTGTCCATATCCGGTTTCTTCAACGGCAGCTCTCTTCCCTCTAGCATATCAAGCTTCCGTTTCTTCGATACGCTCTTTGGTGGAAGATACCTCGCAATGATCCGGAGCGTCACAGGCTTTTCTCTTTCCAGGAACGCTCCCTTTGCCATCTGCAGATACCGATTTTTGATGAAGTTCTCATACAGAACCGTGTTCTCCGGCGTAGTGGAACAGTGCTTCTTTGTCGATACATTATAATACGTCCGCGCCCTGGCTTTTCCCTGCGGCTTGCCAGGAACTGTAAACATCACTGATGCCATTTTTGTCCTTTCTGCCGGCACTTACACAACAGATGCTGCATAATGCCGGCTTGCTTTCTTGTTATCAGGTTACGTGTGATATATTATTTTTAAGGAGATGTTATTTTCTACGCGATAATCGTAATGTGGTACTTCTCAAGTTCCTCCGCCAGTTCATATGCCAGATAGTCCTTGATTTTCTTCATGGTTGCATTCTTCCATAAACCGCCGTCTGCTTCCACAAGCTTGAAGGATGGTCCACGGTCACTGTCCTGGATCCGAAATACATAACTGCTCTGTGGCTGCTCGATTTCTGCAAAGGTACGATACGGTCTGAGCTTCACCGGATTCGGTACGATCACATCCGTCTTATTTGCAATCCCGCTCTTGATCGTGGTTTTCTGGCTGACACCATCATCATCATAATTCGCCGTTGTTCCTGACTCGATATTTCCGGCAACCTGCTTCAGGACAGTCAGATCATCGGATTCAATGAAGTTTGCCTGCAGCTCGATCAGAAAACGTTCCTGGTCATAATAACGGTCAAACTGGAATTCATTTACAATGGCATCTGCCCTCATAAGCTCCTCCCTGTTGCGTTCGTCCACCAGTCCGGAATACAATCTTACTTCTGTCGGACTGATTACATGCAGAATCATGGTCTCCCGGAGTTCTTCCGGTTTCCCCTTGATATAGTCCACAATGGATGTCAGGGTGTTGACACTCAGGGAATCTGCCTTCGGGAAATAATGATATCTTGTAAGATTTTTATTACAGTATGTATTACCGTTGATATCAAGCACCTTCGGCTCCATGCTGCCTTCTTTCAGATTTGTGATAAATTCAATTGCTTCTTTTAATCCTTCCATCGTCTTACTCCTCCTATGCCTGTTTTGCTGTTCTTAAATCAATGACTTTGCCTGCGTGTTCCGGAACTGAATCCGCCACAACTTCTCCAGTAGCTTTATCAATTACTTTCCCATCTACCACTGTAGTTCCTGCTTCTGGTACAACTCCCGGAACGTCCTGTACAGACATCTGTCCTGGAATCTGGTTGCCGATCTCGACTGCTTCCACTTCGCCGGTGCGGAGATCTTTTCCCATGCTCAATGCAGTGACTGCTCCGAGTGCCGGTGCAAGGGTTGTCTTCGTCTGAACTCCGGTTGCAATGAAGTTTCTTTCCTGATTCGGCTTAAATGCGATCGTTACCGTAATCTTTCTCGCTGTGCCGGCATCCGTGTTCGGATCCTGGATGTTCTTCGTAACCTCTTCGATCGCCCGGTTTACTTGCGCGGTAAATGCTCCGTTTGCAAATGTTTCTAAGTTAATGTGCTGCATAATTCTTTTTCCCCTTTCTTAAATCTATCCAAAAAATGATGCCTCAATACCCTTCGGATCCGGCTGCTGTGTTCCTGGCGCCGCCGGCTGGTCTTCCTGGACCTCCTGTAACTCCTGATCGGATACCACTCCATCATCTTCCGCCTTCACTGCATCCACATATTCTGTCTTTCCGTCCTCATGGATCACTGCCATATCCTTGTCAATAGCATTCTGGAGATCAATGCTCATGATTCCCCATTTGCTGATCAGCTGACGGAGCATGGTTTTCAGTGCCATTCCGTCAAAATCCTTAAACCAGAATGAAGAATATTTCCACATATCCTTTTCTGGAATCTTGCCCTGTTCCAGTAATTCCAGAGATTTTGCTCCACCGTTTTTGTAAAACGCAAAAGAATACTTCTCAGCGTGTGCAAGCATTTTCTTCTTTGACCAGTACAAGGTCTTCCGGAAACCATTCTCATACTCGAACATTGCGAAGTATCCCATGGTCGGAGCTTCCTCCCGGAGGATATCATCCTCGATCAGATTGACCTCCACTTCCTCATCCAGAGGATCATACCGGACAAGCTCCCCTTCCTTGATTGCAAGCACATTGAGCTTTTTATAGTAACCGGAACGGATTGCCAGCTGAATATACCCTTTATACCCAAGCTGGAACTGTGCTTCCTTGCAGCCTTTCTTCTTATTATCGAACGGGACCATATAAAACTGACCAAGCTGCGGGGACGGTGAAAGATTCAGCGCTTCTCCGAGTAATGCAGCGTTTACGATACTCGGGCTTGTACACTCCTGCAATGCCGGTGTGCTCTGCACTGCACTTACGATACTGGAAATAAATCTTGTCCCGTTCTTTCCGCCAACCACCTGATTGATCTGCTTCTTTACCGCATCGTTCTGCAGGTAAACCGACAACTTCATTGACTGATCCTGTCTTGCCAGACTGTTCTGTACTGTCATGTCTTATTCCACCTTTCCGAATCGAATCTGATTCTTTAACATATATTCACGGAGCGCCATGATCTGCTCCCTGGTTCCCCATACACGGAAGTCAAGCTGGAATACCGGTTCTTCCTCTTCCGGAATTGAAGCTGTTTCCTCTGCCGAAGCTTCCGGTACAGATCCGGATGCTGTTTCTTTCTCTTCTGCCAGTTCTTCCTTCTGTTCAGCTGCAGTCTGCTGCTTCGCTGCTTCTTCCGCTTCCCTCGCTTTCCGCTCTGCCTCCATGCGTTCCGCTTCCAGTTTTCTTTTCTGGATGTCGGCAAGCCTCTGTCCTTCCTGAATCGCCTGGTTCATATCCAGTGTCTTACGGTAAACTTCCATTGCTTCAAACTTAAACTCCGGAAGCTTGCTGATCGTCACCACATCCGTACCGATCTGGTACATCCGGCTCTTCATCTGCTCTTCAATCTTTGGCAGCGTAACCGTTGCATTCAGCCACTTTTCATCCCATATCATTTCCAGCTTCACAAAGCTCTGGAATCCGATGGATGCAAACAGTTCTTCAATCTCTTCCCGTTTTGCAGCCTTGCGGCGCTCATCGATCTCTTTAATCTGGGAATCAATCAGTCCAATCGGTTCATCGATCAGAGCTGTAATCTCCTTGACCTGCTGCTCAAACTTTGTATACGGTTCCATGCAGATCTTCTTGACACGTTTCCGCTCATCCTCAAAAGCTTTCTTGAGCTTGTTCAGATCTGCCCGGTCTGCTTTCATATCTTTAAGCGAATCTTCTGTGTAGGCAATCGTCTTGTAATCCTTTACCTTCTCAGCAATCGCAGCCTTTAATTCCTCGTTGTTCCACAGGATCTGCTCTGTCAGCCAGCTTTCCTGCGGATTTGTAATCCGTAATTCCATACGCTCCTCCTTCTTTTTTAGATCTCCGGAAGTATCAGCGGCGGTTTGCGCCCACTTTCCACATACTTCCAAAATTTCATTTCTTCATCCTGCAGATAATCCAGATCAGCCTGGACTTCTGCTCTTTCAATAAAATAATGCTTCACCTGTGTCCGGACGTCTGTTCCCCAGTTGCTCCGCAAATGCGCCCGGAGGACAACAAACTCATATCCGGTGACAAGCAGATAATGCAGCACCTGAATGTAATAGTTATCCGGGATCCGGTCCTTCCATTTCTCATATTGCATAGACTGCAGAATGTTGGTGGTCTTAATCTCCAGAATCCCTTTCCGGCCGTCCTGATCAACCAGCTCCCCATCCAGAGAAGCCTGCATGAACGGATACTCCAGACTCTGCAAGATCCGGAATTCATGGTGCGCAACCTGATACTGTGGATAATCCAGGCGGAACAGCTCCCTGATGAACTGCTCCGCCTCTTTCCCATAGATTACATAAGGCTTTTCTGAAATGTCTGGTGCAATCCTTCTGCCGGTCTTTTCTTCAAACAGCTCAATGTTTGTTTTGTACGGGTTCTTTCCAACCACAGCACTTGCATCACTTCCGCCAATTCCGTTTAACCGCCCCTTCAGCCAGGCTTTTTCATCTTCAAAATCATAGATTTTATAAGGTTCCATCTTTTCCTCACGCTTTTCATATGATGATATATGTATGTTCTGTTCCGTCTATATGCTGTTCTGCCACTTCTACCGCTTCCTCGTAATAACCGAACAAGCCGTAGATCCACCCATCAGAGCACCGAATAATCAATGGTTTCTTTTCCATTATCACGCCCCCTTTAGGTACACATCTTCCTCTAAAGTGGCGGATTTTTCGGAAGCATCATCACTTTACCCATTGCCACCATTGCTTCCTGTGTGACTTCTTCATCTGTTGCAAGACCAAGCTCCACCGCCCGGTCAATCACTTTTTTCGCCTCGGTTTCGCTGTGATCGCACCCTTCCATCAGTATCTTTTTAACAGTCCGAACAATAACCGCTAAATCTGTCGTTAATCCCGGTATTCCCTTTGATGTCTTAATATGACATACTCCATTTTCAACTTTGATCATTGACTTTCTCCTCCGATTTTCCTATAATTTAGTTGAGTTTTTTGTTATGTGCGCCACTGGAAGCTGCAACTTCCGGGCGCATTTTTATTGTCTTTACGCCTATCCTATCCAAATGATTTGCCAGATCCGACAAGTATGCAATTGCATTATTCTTGTAATACTCGGATGTACCATCAACCCGATCCAGTGATCGAAGCTTATTGATCATCTTATCGATCTCGCCTACTCTGATGCTCTTACGCTGTTTCTCTTCTGGCATGCTCCCTCGCCCCTCTTATTTTCCTTTTCCTGTACTGCCATTCCCGTATCCGGAAATATTCCAGTGCAAATGCTCCGGTAGTAAGTGTTGTGATTCCAAGTGCTGCATATAAGTAAAACAGCTCCTGACTTTTCACTGAGCACGCACCAGCCATCATCAAGATTCCGATAATACTTGCCGTTACGCTGAGTGTCTTTGCGATCTTGTAAAACATCTCTTATCCCTCCTTTGCTTGTCCAACCGGTACCGCTTACGCGGTTTTCTCCTGCTGGTACCCAAAATGCTCTACAAACCTTCTGGTCATTTCCATGACTACCTTCTGCTTTTCCTCCTGCATCATAGTTGTCATGTCAATTTCTTTTCCATCAATTTCTGCAATAAAAATATGTTGCAAATCCACCACCTCTCTTTAAACTATGCGATACTGATTGTACTTGTTGATTTGTCCTACTACTGTCTGGTATAATTTCCGTATCAAATTATGAAAGGATAATCATCATGCTTTCGTTTGTATCAAATATCGATTTAGAAAAAATTATAAATATTTTATTAGAGCCATCTGTCACTCTTACTCTTGATGAAGACATTTTTGGATAACTTGTAATACAACGATTGCGCAAAGGAATATAATAGCTACTCTTTCTCTGGGATATCTGTTTATCAGGTATCCCATTATTAAAGCAATTCCAACAATATACAGGACAACCACTATTTCCATCTCATCCCTCCTTACTCTTCCAGAAAATAATCCACGGTTACGCCGAAGTAATCTGCGCTCCCTCTTCATCTGTTGCAAATAATTGTATTTTCTCCTATACTTTAACTACCGGCACTGCCATGCTGAGTAATTATAAAAGGAGACATTATGATGCAACTTACAAACGATACATACAGAATTTTTCGTCTTATCTACGATGAATATCAAAACCGAAGAAAAATCGGTATGTCTAAAACAGAGGCTATTCTCTTTTCTTACCCCTCTGCTCTCCAGACAGAATTTCTTCAAGGAATTCTCGAAGACGATATTGCTGATGCCCTTACCGAATTATCCACAAACGGCTTGATAAAACTTTATTCTGATTTTGGATTTTTACTGAAAGATTCTGCCATTATCTACATGGAAAATCGTTTACAAAATAAAGTGAATCTAATTTTTGACATAATCAGCAAAATTGTATCGATGCTACATTAGTTTTTCTTGCTTATTTCCTGACTGTAAAGTTCATCCTTCGTGATTAAAAGTGACCATTTCCCATTGTTGAACTCCAAGTTACATCGGCTCACCATTGAAAGTGCCTCACCATTTAATAAGCAAATTCCTTTATCGATGTCGATATGAATTGATTTGAAAGGTTTCCTTTCTACTGTCTCAGGCATTTTCTCACCCCCTACTCTGAACTGCTATTTACTGGGACGGTTCTTCTCTCTTTTTCTCCGCTGATTAGTTCATCAACTGTAATACCGAAGTAATCTGCTACTTTTTTTAAATTTTCAATTGACGGACTAGAATTCTTCCATTTTCGGATCGTTGAATTTGAAAAACCTAAGTCTTTTTCAAGCCCACTGACTGTAATTCCTTTTGAATCACAAATTTCCTGTATCTTCTCATACAGCACTTTTGAACACCTCCTACTTTTCTATTAAATAAAGAGAAAATCTTCTACGAAATACAAGGGAAGTAGAAAATTATATGTAATTGATTTGTGATTATCTTGATTATAGAATAT